GCTCGATTGTCTCCGCGCGTCTGTCCTCCTCAGTGCGATACTTCTCGGCGATCCGAGCGCCTTCCTGCTCTAGTTTCTGATACGCGTCCTGCTCTGCAATTAGGTCGCGCACCTTTGCTGCGGCCTCATCAGCGTTAGTGTCAACGGCGACCTGAACAGTCTTTGACTCGACGCTATTAATAACGCCGATCAGTTGCTCAAGGCTTCCTGACCCAAGCACTTCCGCCGTGGCGGTGACGTTCACGTCTTTCAAGGAGTTCAGCAGGTCTTGGGCTTCTGATATTCCTTCAAATCCGGCAGTGCGAAGCCTAGCCTCAACTTCCACGCTCGACTGCCCGAGCTCAGCCAGGCGTGCACTGGCAGCGTCAATAGATTCCACGCCGAGCAGACTGAGCGTCGCTTGAACGTCTACGTTCTGCAGCTCAGCCAGCTTTGTCTGAGCTGCGTCTATCGACTCAAATCCACTAGCGCGCAAGAACGCTTCGACAGAAGTGCCGTCGAGAGACGCAAGACGCTCGCGTGCGTCGTCAATGCTGGCAGTGCCAAGAAACTCCAGCGTTGCAGAAACACTAGTGTCTTGGAGAGATGCAATCGCCTCGCGAGCCGCATCGATTGAATCAAATCCGATGGTTTGCAGCCGAGGCTCAATTCGCAGGTCGGCAAGCGCTGAAAGCCGAGCCCTAGCGTCGTCAATGGTCTCTACGCCCAAGAGCGCGAGCGTCGCGGACACATCCACGTTTTTCAGGCTCGCCAGCTTTGCTTGGGCTGCGTCTATCGACTCAAATCCACTAGAGCGCAAGAACGCTTCAGCCGTCGTTCCGTCGAGGCTTGCAAGCTTTTCTGCAGCATCATCAATTCGTTCCGTTCCGAAGAATTGCAGCGTGGCAGCGACACTGCGATCTTGCAACGAATCGAGTGCCTCGCGAGCCGCGTCAATAGACTCAAAGCCAATCGTTTGCAGTTGTGCTTGAATCGAGACGGGAGACTCACTGAGCGCCGCCAAACGGTTCCGTGCATCCTCAATGGTCTCGACGCCGAGCACCTGGAGCACGGCGTCGATCTTGCGGCCATCAATGCCGTCCAGCTGCGCTCGCAGCGCGTCAAGACTTTCCTGCCCTGACACTTGAACAGCAGCATTGATCTGCGTGCTTGTGAGCGTCGCGATTGTTTCTCGCAGGCGGTCTGTCGCCTCAATGCCTTCACGAACGCCCAAGACTTCGACACTGAATGTCGTCTTAATGTCACCGCTTTGGATTCTGGCAAACTCTTCTCGGTACTGCTGCAATGAGACAACGCCGGAATCAAAGCGCTGACGCAGTTCCAGGATTGCCTGTGCGGCGCGAGCGGCCTGCGGAGTTGATGACGCAATGGAGTCGCCGATGTCGCGTGACTGTTTTGTAAACTGCTCAAGAGTTGTCTTCCCTCCTTGAAGCTGCTGCACCAGCGACGACACTGCGTCACTGAATCGCTGCTGGGGAGTTGTATTTACGTCTGCAGACAGTCCGGCCACTGAGCGAGCGTATGTCTCTGCAGAGATGGCTCCTTGCTCAAGTAACCTTGTGAATCGCTGTATCGCGGCTGAACGCTTCTCGTCTGCGGTTAGATTTGCCTCGGTTAAGCGTGCACCTTCTGCCATGACTGCGGCACGCTCACGCTCTGCCCCAGTGGCATCATCCAACGCTCGCCGATAAGTCTCCTCGGTAATGGCCTGGCTTTTTACGAGTCTGTCTAGCTCAGCAACCTGCGCTGCACGACGCTCTTGATCCGTCGTGTACTTGCGTGTGATCTCGGCACCACGCTCAAACTCGGCAGATTGCTTGCGGACTGATTCTGCAAGCCTCTCGAACTGTGCCGCGAACTGCGTAGACGAAATCGTGCCATCCCGCAGCCCGTTGATAAGGGCCTGCGACTGGGCCGCCGTCTTCTCCTGCGCCCTCGCCGCCGCCTCACTGGAACCGGCAAAACGGGAGAACGCCCCGTTGAGCTTGTCCGCCTCGTTCCCAAGGTTCACGAGTGCCCGCTGCACCGGGTCGAGCTTCAGCCCCGACGCGTCGGCATTGATCTTCAGCGCGAGTGAGAGGATGTTAGCCATCAGTCTGCCCCAACGCTCGCCGCAGCTCCAGTAGAACGTCTATCACCTGTTCCTCGTGCTGTGGCGGTCTCTCCAACGGCACGAAGTCCTCGGCTTTCGGCGTCTGCCCTCTCGGACTGTGTGGCGCGAGCATTGCCGTCGTCAGCAATGCAGTCTCGCGCCACGGGTCCGGCAGGGCTTCGTAATAGGTTGTGTACGCAATCCACTCCGAAAGTTCTCGCGAGTCCATCCGCTCGCACAATTCCTTGACCGTCATCTTCAAGTGGCCTGCCAGACGAAACAGAAACCGTCGCGTCGGCAGGACGTTCAGTTTTTTGCGAGATCCTCTACGTCCTTCGCGCTCATGTTGTTGTGTGTCAGGGCCGCGTCGAAGATCCGCCCGCAGACAGCGCCGCTCTTCTTCGCCAGGGCGGCGATCTGGTCGCGGCTGAACAGGAGTTCCCCCTTCTCGTCGCAGAGCACGCGAGCGAGGTACTCCGTGCGGAAGTTGTCAACGCCCGAATCCTTCTTCCCGATCCAGAGCTTTTCGTACGCGTCCCGCTCACCGACGCTCATCACGCGGATGTAGACATCGCCGCCCCACTCCTTCACATGGATCTTCTTCAGGCCGAGGTCGTCCGCAGCGAGAATTGCAGCAGCTGTCAGTGCCATCTAATTCGTCTCCTTACACAGTTTGAACGTGCCCTGAAAACGCCAGACATCGTTGGTCTTTGCCCCGGCTTGGAGCGTCTGACAAATGGCAGGAGCGGTGAACAGGACCGTCACGGTTTGATTCGTGTTGACCTGCGACCGGGTCGTGCCACCCATTGCGATGGTGCGTTTTTTTCCCCACTCGGAAAACGCGATGTTCGCCGTGTGGAGGCACAGCACTTCTATAGTCCCAACGTCAACTCCGTAGCCGGTGTTGAGTTGCGTGTAAGTCGTGGACTGCGTGGCGGTGCCGCCGCCGACAGACACAACGGAGGACAGCGAACTGCTTGCAGCCCCACGATTGATCGGCAGTGAGCCGCCCATCGTGGATCGCAATTCGACAACGGTGCCGAAGACGGTGCCGCCCCAGCTCGCGGTGACACCTGCCGTAATGATCGCCATGACGGACCCCCGTCAGGCTCAGCCTGTCATAGCGGCCGTGCGAACGAGCGAGAGGACACCCTGGCCACGGATCGCGTCGTTCGTCGCGAGCGTGAGCGTCGAGCTCGCGACCGTGGCGAAGTAACTCGTCGCACCCGCGCCGGTGGTCATGCCGACGAGGGCGGACCCGCCGATCGTGATAGCGACAGTCGCCGTGGCTCCGTCCAGCAGGATCGACTTTCCGATGTAGTCGAACGTGATCTGGCGACCCGAGCCGCCGTCTTCCGCCGGAACCACGAGCGGCCGGTTGAGCCGGGCAGCCTGCTCGCCGGTCGTCTGCCCGAGGTGCGAAATGTCGATCTGGGCCTCGGCAGCCGCCGCGGGGTTGGTGTTGCTGATGACGATGTTCGTCACCGTGTAGACCTCGCTACCGAACCGGAGGATCGTGCCCTTCGTTGTGGCGTTGCCGTCATGCGGGGTCGCGCTCATCTAAATCTCCTGCCAGAGGACTGTGTAAGTTTGGGTCACCGAATACACGGGCGGCAAGTCGCCGCCAGCCAGGCTCACGAATCCGTCGGACTCGCTCACCAGGCTGACGTGGCTCACTGTGATCCAGTTTCCCAACGACCCCCCCCATCCATCCAGAACCAGCCGGCAGCGGTCGGCGAGGTCCCTTACTCCCTCGTATGTCTCCGCGAACATATCGACCTGGAGCGTCACGGTGGGGTGCCCCGCTGGGCCCGAAAGCGTCTGCTCCCGCTGGACGGCGGACCGGCGCCACGTGACGAACGGCAGGGCAGCGGTTGCAGGGGCGATGACGGGGTAGACCCGGTCGCCGACCAGTTCCGCCACCGCGGGGGAAGTCTTCAGTTCGTCGGCGAGGAGGCGTTCGGGGGCTTTTGCAGCCATTAGCTTGCTGTCCCTGTGCGGGTGTAGGTCAGGGCATCAAGAGCCTTCTCCAGCGAAATGCGAAGCTCCGCTTGAAGGATGCGGGCCACATCGGCGCGGGTCTGGTCCCATGCCGTCTGAAGTGGCGGCCTGCCGGTCTTGCCGCCGGGGGGTTGGGGCGGAATGACGATTGGGTCTTTGGACTTCTTGAGAAACGCCTTGTCATAGCCGGGCCTAGTCTGGACTTTCTGCCCGGCTCCGCTGCCACGCGGCATACGCGGTGTCGGCACCATCTCAAACTGACCGAGGGCGTTGTAGCTGGACGCGATGTAGCCGCCCTGGCGGGCGACCTGGTGCTGACGCACGTCGGCAACCTTGCCAGACCTCATCGTGCGGGTGTGGGCCTTTCGCGTGTATGGCTTGTTCGCGGGCGTGCTGATCGTCCGCTGCGGTAGCCCGTTCTCCAGCCACCATTGATGAAACGCCCTGTCTGGGCCAGCCTGCACCTTCCCGCCTTGGGCACTCGCAGCTGCTCCACGCGCGGCCTGCGTATACCCGAGCACGGCCACGGCGTTGCCATCGCGAGGGTACTTCTTCACCTTGTAGGTGGCCGCTCGCTTCAGGTTCCCCGTGGGTCCGACGGGCGTCGTTTCCTTCAGCCGCAGGAACGCCGGGTAGACAGCCTTCTCAAGCGCAGCTTCTAGAATTACCGCCGTATCGGCGGGCTGAAACAGTTTCCCGAGAGCCTTCTGCAAGCCTTGCAGCTCGGACTGATCGAGGCTGATCTGGATGCCGCCCGTTGCCATCAGTCCACCCGCTCCGTGCAAAGGGCTTCGTGGACGCTGCGGTTGTGGTGCTCGAGGAGCGACGTGATCTCCAGCACTCGGCCCCGCCACAGGATTCGCATGGTGCTCGTGAACCCGTCCACGTACCGCAGGCGGACCCGGTGCGTGACCTCCGTCTGCTGCTGGCCGGTCAGGAGCACTTCCCGGCTTGAAAGCCCCTCGACGCTGGCCCAACGCTCAGCAAACGTCGCCCACGCCTGCACAGACTCACCCAGGGCGTTCCGGCTCTCGGTCGCCTGCTGAATCGTGATGCGTTCGCGGAGCCTGCCGGGGTCGATCATGAGCCGTACAGGACGAGCGTGTAGCTCGCCGTTCCAGTGGTGCCGACGACGCCGATCTCGAACTCGTTGTCTTCGATGCACTCGCTCACGGCAACTTGGTTCGCTCGGCTGTAGAGAGTCATCACATACCCGGTGCTATCCAGCTGGTCGCTGGCGCAGCGGACGTTGTTCGCGCCGGTCGCCTGGAAAGCGACCCGGCTGATGCTGGCGAACGTCACCGCGTCGCCGGCGGCATCCCGATAGTTCGGAGCATTGCAGTCGATGGTGACTACTGAGGTGCCGCACGTGCCCGTGAGGACAGCCACCTTGCCGCCCGTGTATTCGGTCGCGTGCTGCAGGGCTGCCGTCTTCAAAGACTTCACGCCGCCGCTCGCCGTGGTCGAGTCGGTGAACTGCACGTCGATCGCAAAGCGTCCGGTCAAGCTCATCGGTAGCTACCCCACTTCGCGTTATCCAAGAGAGCCTTCACGCCGAAGGGAATCTCCGAGAGGTTCACGGCGTCCGCCGCCATCCGGCGTTCGTACCACATGCCCACGAGCCACAGGATCGCGTTGCGGACTCGCTGCGGGACCGACGACCCGCTGGCACCCATGCCGCCCCACCAGCTCACGGTGACGGCGTTGTAGTCGAGCAGGTGCGAAGGCCACGAGCCGTTGTAGAGCGTGCGGATCACGCCGGGCGTCGAGTCCCGGTCCACCCGGTACTGGTTCGTCGCAAGCGTTGCCGTGCTCTGGTTTTCGAGCGTGTACGTGACCGTCACCGCCGTGACCGTGCCGCTGCTCGCCATCGGCGGGCGGGGCAGCTCGATCTCGTGTGGGAACGCGTCAAGCGTCATCCTGTACTGCGTGTGGACGAACGTCTCGTCACAATACGCCTCGCACCACTCGCGGGCGGCGGTGATGAGCGACGAGATGTACGCATCGTCGGTGGACGTGTCCACGCGGCAGTGGGCTTTCGCCTCCGCGAGCGTGACCGGCTCAACCGCTGGCGGCGTCGTCGTCGTGAGGCTTCGATACTGCACGCTTCGTCCTCCGCGGTGTGGCGTCCGCACGCTCAACGTCGTGCTCGACGCTCGCCGTCTCGATCAGATCCATCTGGGCAACCCGCTTGGCAATGCCGTCGCGGATCAGCCGGTGTGCCGTCTCGTCCTCGCAATCGACGACCCGGCCCACGGTGTAGGTCGAGTAATTGGTCAGTAGCTCTATCTTCATGATCCAGGGGCACTCCATGCAGTTTTCGGGCGTCCGTTCGCTGTGTAATCGCCGACATACTGAAATACTGGGGCTTGTAAGTCCTTGCCGGGCCAGACCGCCACGTACTCGCCGTGACCGATCGAGACGCGTGGCGTGACGTAGACCCGGTTGCCGGCGGACCGGAACTGCCGCCAGAACCAGATGTCGGCGTCGGTGCGACCGTCGCCGTACTCGCCCTGGGCGTTGGGCTGATCCTGAAACCACGGCTTCGGCGTCCGCTTGAGAGCCTTTGTCGAGATGACCGTGCAGCCGAAGTGGGCGCTATCCACCTCCTGCACCGGCTCCGCAAACCACGACAGCGGCAGCTCCGTCGTGCCCGGTCCCGGCGGCGGGTTGTCAAGCTGCCCCGGCAAGGTGAACATCGGGCGGCCGTCCTCCCGCTTCACCTGGAGCGGAGCCAGGGCGTCGCACTGGAGGGCCATTGCCATCGCGATCAACTCCTCGACCGTCTTGCGATCCCAGAACGAATCGTAGTCGGTGCAGAGAATGTATTCGGTGGAGTCTAGGAACTGCTCCATCATTCGCTGGAGCACCTGCCCCCAGAGGGCTCCCTGCCCGAGCGTGGGCCGGATGTGCAGCGGCATGAGCGCCTGAATCCAGCCGAAGATATTCGCCAACGGGCCGAACCGTGGAGCACTCAGGACACACTCGACGCGAACGTCCACGTCGGTCGAGCCAACCTTCACGATCATCAGGGGAGCCTCCAAAAGCGAAACGGTCGGCAGGACGCGTTGCCCTGCCGACCGTTCACTGTGTCGAGGCTGTCAAGTTCAGCCGCTGTACTTTGCGAGCACGCCCATCTCGGAGGCGCTGTCGACGCCGACCTCACCCTTGCCGAGCCGGGCGACGATCGTGGTCGCGAGGCTGGTCGCCGGGGTGGCGTCCACCTTCACGTACCGCCCACGGCCGCGGAGGTCGATGTCCATGCGGACGATCGACGGCGAGCTCGTCACGGCAGCCGACGCCGCCGGAGCCGCGACCGTGTAGATCGAGGCACCCGCCGTGGTCGTCTCGCCGCCCGAGAGCGTCAGGACGTTGAGGATCGACGCCGCGGTGTTCGCCGGGGTCGCCGACACCGCCACGATCACGTCAATCGACGCGTAGTCGTAGCCGAGCCGGTCAATCGTCAGGGTCGCGGTGCCAGCCGCCGAGGTCACGGTCGTGCCGACCACCGTCTTGCTGTTCTCAAGGAAGTTCACGATTCAGGGTCTCCTTAGTGGGTCAGGGGTCAGGCAGCGAACTTGAGGGCGACGAGCGGACCGGCCTTGCTCGTGTCGCCCAGGTCGTGAGCGACCATCGCAACGCGAGCCGTGGCAAACGTGAGAAGCTGGTCGAACTCGATGAACCGGCTGGCGTCGGTCTTCACCGACACCTCGCGACGGACGCCGTAGGTGGCGGCCTGCGAGAGGTCGCCGAACAGGCAGGCGATCTGGTTCGCCGTACCCGAGAGGCGGCTCTCGAGCGGGTGCACCAGCTGCACCGGGAAGCCGAGGAACTGCAGGTTGGCACCACCGGCCACGTCGGCGACGTTGTTGCCCGAGGCGGCGACCATGAGCCGCAGCATCGAGGAACCGTAGCCGGCCGGCGAGATGTACCACTTCGCGTTGCGGCGAGCGTACAGCGGGAGCCGAGCCACGACCGACGTGAAGTCGGTGAGGGTGAGGTCCGCGAAGATGTCGTTGTTGGTCCCGGCCGTCACAACCGACGCGGAGTGCGTGCCGTCGTTGATCGCCACCGCGACACCAGTGGTGCCGTGGTAGAGAGCCCCGTTGCCGGTGCCGATGAAGCCCGAATTGTCGAACGCTTCCGCGAACGCCTGGGCCACCTCGACCGCCATCGCATCGGCGAGGTCGATCACGGAGTCCTCGACGAGGCTCATCGGGACGCGGTTGTCCACGCCCCAGAGCTTCGCGACGAGCTGCACGTTGTCGAACGTCACGTCGCTCGAAGTCGGAGCGGCGTTCTCGCCGATCGCCCGAGCCGAGAGACCGCCGGTGCGGCGGGCGATGAGCAGCGTGTCGCTGTTCATGCTGACGTTGCGAGCGTTCGCCGGGAACGCACCGAACTCCTCCACGAGTCGGATGATCTCGCTCGACAGCTCGGGGTTCGTCAGCACGCCGCCGAGGCTGTTGATGCCGCCGGCCTGGGCCCGGCTCTCGACGCCGTGATCGTGGCACCACCGGCGGGCTTCCTCGTCACCGAGGAGGCTGGCCTTGATGCTCATGCCAACGCGGTACGCACGCTCCTCGCAGCGGAAGCCACGGAGCGGACGGGACGACTTCGGAACGGCGTAGACCTTGGCGCGGCTTTCCACGGCGGGAGCCTCCTGAGTGACTTCGGGGGTTTCGATCTTCTTGGCGGGGGCCGCCCGCTCGATGACGGCACGCATCTCCAACTCCTTCGCCTTCGCCCGCTCCAGCAGTTCGATCTGCGAGCGGAGCTTGTCGGCCTTCTGCTCAAGCGACCGGAGCGACGCTTCCTGCTCCTCGCTCATCTCCGCGGGCATGTCGCCCTCGGGCGCTTCGGTGGTCGCCTCCATTTCGGCGACGACGGCGGCGAGTTCCTCGAGCAGCTTCTTGAGCTTGTCCACGTGTTCGCTCCTATGTTCGGGTCACGGCGTCAGTCGCCGTCTATCCCGAACCTATGGAGCGAACCCCCGACCCATGCAGTTATGGGGTCGCGTTAGTAAACGACCGCCTGGCGATCGCCGTGGCCGGGAGGATCTGTTTGTCCGTGCAGCCGCACTTCGAACACCGCAGATAGCGGGTCTGGTACTCGCCCGAACGCTGGCTCGATGCAACCGCGAGCCGACCGTCTCGGCATCGCGGGCAGGAGTCGCCGCTACTTGCCATGCTTTGCCAGGTACTCGCGGAGTTCGCGGGCCTTTTCCAGCGCGGAGACCCGCTTTGCAACGGAGGCGGACATCTGCTGCCGGAACGCGTCGAACGACCGCTTTGCCACGGTCACGTCAGCATCGGGGTAAGCGGGAAACGTCACCGGGCCCACATCAATGAGCGTGTCGATCTTCGTCACGGTGCGGATGCTGCGGCCGTCCTCCACGCTCCACGAGTCACCACCAGGCGCCACCTGGAACGAGAACGACGACCCACGCACGATCCCCGCTTCGATGTTCGCCGCCAAGTCACGCCCGTAGGTCGTGTCGGGCACCGGGAACTCATACCGCAGGCCCACCTCGTCCACGTTCATCCGCAGCGTGCCTGGATACCGTGCGAGCGGAAAGTTCGCGTCGTGGTTCCACAGCGCCCGCGTCTCCAACGGTTTCTTGCGGCCACGCCGCTCGGCGACGATCCCGAACGCACCGGGGTCAATCCGCTCGGTGAAGTCGCCCAGGTCGAGCGAGTTCACGCCGAACTTCGCGGCATAGCCCACGATCCAGCGGGACTCGGGTTGCCCGTCTTCGCTCCGCGTCTCGATGCGGAGCAGGGGGAGTTCGGTCGTCTCTTCTTCGTAGAGGCTGCGGCGTTCGATTGCCATGCTTCGGTTCTCCTCGTCTGCGGCGTTCATCTGTTCAACCAGTTTGCGACTCCAAGCCCAGCCGGGGTCGCTGCCCCACAATGCCCAGGCAATACGCCCGTTCGATGGGAAGCCGTCCTCACCTGGGCTCCATCCTGTCGTGCCGACGTTGACTTGATGCCGGTCGAAGAACGCCTTCATTCGGCGTGCCGTCTCCGGGCTGATGTTCACTCCGTTGCTCAGGTCGCGTGCTCGGGCAACGCCGACTGCCGTGCCGCCTCGGCCGTACTCGCTTCGCCACGCTAGACCCTTCGCAGCTTCCTCACGGACACCAGCCGGCGGCGTGAAGTCGATGTGGTCATACCGTGCCGCCATCGTCCGCCTTTCGCTTGCGGGACTTCCGCTTCGGCTTCTCCTCGGCAGACACCTCGGGCTCCGACCGAATGAACTGCGGCGAGTCATCCACCCACACATCGACGTTCACACCAGCCTCTTTCGCCGCCTCGTCCTTGAGCCGATCGCCGACGAGCAGCACTTGGCTGAACGCATCGGCGTAGTCGCCAAGCGTGTCGTTCACAGTCTGGCGATCCTCGGGCGTGTCCTCGCGGCGGCTCACCATCACGACCGTGTTCCCGTCCGCCACCGCCTTGCGAGCGAACTCGCCCCACAGCTGCGGGTCAGCGGCGAACGTACGGTCGAAGTCGATGGATAGGGTCATCGCACGCGACTCGGGCAGCGAGCGGGCGAGCGGTTCCGCTGGGATGGTTTCGGCAGGCGCAACAGCAGGCGGGGTGCCTGGAACTCCTGCAAGGATGGCGTCAATCTGGTCGGGCCGCATCGCCGGGAACGCAGCCGAAACCGCTGCCGCAGCGCCGGCCTTGCTCAGACCCCCGCTGCTCACGGATTGCAGGATCGCAAGCAGCCCGGTGATCTGCGCTCCGTTCAGGCTCACGTCGGCCACCTGCGGCTCATCCGCTGCGGGCTGCGGAGCCGGGGCCGTTTCATCAACCACGACTTCCTCGACCACCGTGGCAGGCACCGGCTCGGGCTGAGCCACCGCCTTGTCGAGCGTCGTCATGTTCAGCTGGACGAACCGGGTGTCGCCACCTTCAACCGGGTTCAGATTCTCCGCGGCTCGGATCTCGTTGACGCTCAACACGCCGAGATTCCACATCGCGTTGTAGTAGCTCGCCCGGCCCGCGGCGTCCGCCCGCAACGCACCACGCACGTCGAACTCCGCGAACAGGTCGTCGTCGCCCACGAGGTCGCGGGCGATCGCCGACTCGATCCGACGCAGCCACGGCATCAAGCCGTTCTGCACGTAGTCGAGGCTCTGCTGTTCGATGTTCGAGAATGAGGAACGCGACAGGTCGCCCACCAGGTGCGGCGGCACGCCGTAAATGCGGCAGACCTCCTCCACCTGAAACCTGCGGGCCTCGAGGAACTGGGCTTCCTGGTTGTTGCCGCCCAACTCGTTGACCTTCAGCCCGCCCTGCAAGACCGCCGTCTTATGTGCCCGATCCGGCCCACGGTGAGCCCGCTCCCATTGGTCGCGGGTGTTCATGGCCGCCTCGGGCGAAAGCGTCTGATCCGTGGAGAGGACGATGCCAGGCCGGGCACCGTTCGCAAAGAATGACGCCCCGTGGATCTCGCACGCCCGAGCCAGACCGATCGCATCCTTCGCCAGCTCCACCGGCACCATGCCGTTCACGCCGTCGTCCGACAGCCACCGCAGGTGCATGATCGCGTCCTGGGCGTAGACCGTGCTCCCGCCAGACGCCTCGCGGTACGTGTACCGCAGCCGCCCGTT